CAAGCGTCAGGTTGCAGACCTGACCGACGTCGAGAAGGAACGGTTGAAGACGCTTACTGAAGAGCTGAAGGCAGCAGGCAAGCCCGAACCTCGCAAGAAAGCACTGGCTCAGATCAACCGTGAGTTCCGCAAGGGGATGGACAGCACGAGCGAGTTGAACGCGGCTCAAGACGGCATGACCGAAACGCTGAGCGCTCAAGGTGGCTACGTGGTCTACAAGTCCAGTGGCAGCGTGAAGGCAGCGACCACTGAAAGCTTCGATGAGATGGCTCCGAGGGGCAGCATCGTCATCTACAGCGCTGATATGAACAAGTCCTTCGCTGGCGAGACTTTGGAAGAAGCACGCGAGGCTCTCGACCGGGTGCTGCAGAACCAAGAGATGGCCCCAGCAGCCAAGCGCATGGCCAAGGAGGCAGACGACCGTGCGGTTGCCACTTTCTTAGACAAGAACGGCGCGACACGCTTCGACTACGGAGCCACCAGCAGCGCTGCCGACGACAAGATGCTGGCCACACCAATGGCTAAAGCCGACCAGTACCTCGTCGCAGTCTACACTGGCCCGAAAGCAACAGGCCCGTCTGTTCCAATTCGGCAAGCAACGGCCAAGCAGGCCGCCAAGGGCGGAACATTTCGAGACTTGATTGGCCTACCTCGTCGAGGGCAGCCGATGGCCGACAACTGGAACCCCGATCACTGGGAGCTGTACTTCGCCCCATTGGCCCCGCCGACCAGCAACAAACAAGCCGTGCTTGAAGAGGCTATCAAAGGGCAGACCCCATTCCGCACGGGCAAAGACGACATTCCGCTGCAGCGCAAGAGCTACGACGACAAGGTAGCAGGCGCTCCACTGTTCAGCGAGCTGGCAGAGCTAGATCTGCCTGTGCCCGAGACTGACGAAGAGCAGACGCTCTTCAAGATGTTTATCGATGGCAATCAGCCACTTCGCACATTCAAAGACTTGCTGACCCGTGAGGCCGAGATGTGGCGTGTGGGTTTAAAAGACGGAAACGCAGCCGCTCTGATTAGCAAGGCATCGCTGTTTTACGGCTACATGTCCCGTGTCCTGCCGCAGGGTATCACCTACCCGCAGGCCACTCGAGCTGCGGCCTACAGGGCGCTGGAGGGCATCTACCGCGATGCTGACACCGAGACCTTAGAGATGCTGAAGCGTCTGATGGCTGGCGTTAAATCCGATGGTGCCCCCAACATCGTTGGCGAGGCGATGCCGTTTGACCAAGCTGGCACGTACCGCCCTGCGGCTGTGCAGGTCGACGAAGTGGGCGTGCAACAGTTCGCTTTCAAGTCCTCTGGGACGATTGCGCTTAACCCTCAAAGCCTCTATTTCCACCCGATGCACGCCATGCTGCATGAGCTTGGCCACTGGTCCACGGACTACGTTCTGACACCGCGCATCAAGGCTGACTGGTTCAAAGAGCTGGCCACCTACATCGACGACAGCGGCAACTTGCGCTTGGACAAGCTGGGCTTAGGCGACGCACCAGAGGCGCTAGACGTTGGCTCCAACTTCCAAGAGGTGTTCGCTAACCTGTTCACCAAATGGGGCAGCGACAAAGTATTCCGCAAGAGCCTGCAGGCCAAAGGCATGACGTTCTTTGAGAAGCTCGGCAAGATCTTCAACCAACTGTTTGATTTCTTCATGTCAGGCGGCGTGCCCGAGAACTTCGACCCGATCTTCTCCAATATCCTTGGCGACACGGAGCGGTTGATTTACCGCATTGACGACTTGGCCAACCCACCAAAAGACAAGACGGCACGCGCGATCCAGTCGCGCTACGACTTCTTACAAGAACTCAAAGGGGATTGGACTGCGGCTGTCGAGCAAGGCGGCGCGCTGGAAGGGCTTGCCATCAAGACTGTTGGCTTCCTGCACAGCCTAACAAACACAAAGAACCAGAACGCTTACATCGCGCGCAAGTCCGGTGGATCAACGCGAGGCAACAACACGGGGACTTTCGAGCCGGTCGCGTTCATTGCCTTCCCAATACGCAAGGCTATCGCCGATATTAATGAACTGGTCGAGGTCATTGATACGTCGAAGAGCACGAACCAGTACGGTTATAACCCCGAAGCAGAAACCCTGCCTTTCCTCACGACAGAATTTGACCCTGTGAAGTATGAGCGCATCGCGCAAGGGTGGACTGGTGTTGCTGACACACAGGGCGTGATCGCTGAAGCCTTGCAGAAAGTCGATGACCAGTTGCGGGATCGATTTGAGGCTTTCGCCGCTGGCCAGTACCAGATGAAGCTCGATAAAGGCATCAAGGCTCAGAAAGAAAAAGCCAGTATCGGCCCATCCAAAGCTGAGAAGACGGCTCTCAAGAAGGGCCGTTGGAAGGTGTTCGCCAACAGCGCATTCAGCCCAGACAATGTAAACAAAACGGACGAAACCTTAGCCAAGAATGCGGCCAAGGTGTCCGTGCCAGTCGATGCGTCTGTCGAGGAATTGGCAGGCCTGTTGGACTTCACGCCACGCACAGGCCCACTGGGCGGACAGGAGCGTGCCATCGCGCAACTCATCAAGCGCAAGCTCGATGCCGAGCCAGTCTATGATGGCCCCGCGCTCGACACGTCCCTTAGTGATCCTGCGAAGCTGTACTCCATGATGTTGGCCAGCTTTCACGCGAACGACATGGACGACTTCGCCAAGTACCGTGCTGCCTACCGCAGCGTGGGCGGCAAGGAGAACATGCCTCCACAAGATGGCATGGTCGACGCCCTGCGCTTGACTGAGATTTCCGAGAACGGTCTGAACCAAGACGGCGTGTCGCTCAACGCACGGCCTCAGATCCAGCGCCTGCAAGAAAAGATGAACGTCCGCCGGGACGACGAGACAGCGTCCACGATGCGTCAGCTGTTCTTCCGCACAATGAACTTGGTCGGCGGCACAAAGGCTGGTGACGGTCCAGCGCGTGAAAGCGTGCTTGCCCCACTGTTCGGTTTACAGCCTGATCCCAGTGGCCCTGCCCTAACTGAAGACAGCCAACTGTACCGTAACCTGCGCACCCAGCTGCGCCAGATTGCGTTGGGCCTCAAGAACGGGGAAGACACCGTCCGTGACCTTGCCTTGTTGGCCATCCGTGGCAGCAACGACCTCGACCTTAACTCAATCAATGGCCGCCCAGCGGACGAGTTCATGGCTGACGCCGTAGTCCAGCTTCTCTCAGGCAAGACCACCTTTGACCGCGTGTTCCCAAACAGCCCAGACCGCTCCGTATTCCTGCAGCGCGCTCGAAACTACATGGACCGCACCGGCTACCTCGCCAACGGACTTGTGGCCAGCAAATCCCTGCGGAAGAAGTACCCCGGCCTGACCGTTTATGGGGACATGTTCGCAACCAACAAGCGCCCAATCACTGCAATGCATGGCGTGGGCAATGCCGTAGCCCCAGAAGTGGCGGCAGATGCTTTCTCCGAAGTGTTGAAGCACGGTACAGCCCAACTTCGTGCTGGCATCCAGCGCTTTACCAAGGGCGCGTTCAACGTGTTGCCGAACGGAATGCCCACTGCGCTATACGTCCCCGTGCGTAGAGGGTTGTCGGTCGACAACCAAGGACGCGCTCAAACCAATGGCATGTTTGGCATGGCAACCTACATTTCCTCAGACCCCGTTGGCGCACTGCGCACCAAAAACGGCGACATCCCGGCTCGCACCGGTATGGAGGCACAAGCTCAAGATCTGGTCGAGCGTGTGGCCAGCATCGACGAGGATCTCTTACGGTTGCGTGGCCAGCAAGCCATGGCAGAGACCAGCGCCGAAGCACTGGCGGCACGAGACCGCGTATCCACCCTGCTCGATCAGCGTGAAGGCTTACTGGAGAAACTGGACGACACAGGGCGCAGCTTCGATGATGTGGCCCCCGTTGTGACCCGCGCTCAGTCCATTGCCAACTTCCAAGAAACTGCGCAGTACGGCCCTAACAGTGAGATGACCAAGCTGCTTGCCAGCGCCATTACTGACGCAGATCAGCGCGCTGGGCTGCTCTTCGGCCAGACGCTCGATGACGTGACGGACGGTGATGACTTGTTCATGCACGCTGTCGACGTGCTTGAGCGAGCTGGTCTTGGTTCTAGCCAAGCGCGCAACGTCATCATCCAGCGTCTCCGGGCGGCTGGCTATGACGGCATCGCAGGCACCATTAACGATGAGGGCGCAGCTCGCCCCGTCTATGCCATCTTCAACGGTGACGACATCCGCAGTCTTCGGGCGCCGGATCTTCCGATTGAGCCAGATGAAGACGCCGTACTTCAGTCAGGCGTCGGCGCATCGTTCTGGGAGCTGGTCGCTTCCGAGACTAAGCTGCCACCATCAGCAGCTGGTGCTGTTGAGGATCACCTTGGCCTGACCAAGAAAGTGCCGGGAGAGGTGGCCAAGGCCATTTCGGAGATGATCACAGGATCACGGGCTACAGTCGGCGTGCAACAAGCGCTACGTGCCCTCATTGACGGCGCAGAGCAACGGCTCCAGAAAGCCGGGATGGGTACGCTGTCGGCTAAGTTCAACGACTTCACCGCTGAGCACACTCGCAAGACCGGCCAGATCATTATGCCGATGCTCGAAGGCGACAAGAACAAGAAGCTCGTCGGCCTTAACAATCTTCCGGGCATGCCAGCGAACCTGCTCTCCAAGGTCAGCAACTACATGACCACGTCGTGGCAGGGCAACAAGGTGCTGTTCAAGAACTTCGACGAACCAGCTCCGTTGGGCCGGATCCGAGCAGCAATGATCGACCCAAAGAAGGTAGGGTCTTTGGCCAACGACAGCGAGCGCCAGATGTATAAGCACCTGCGCGGCGCCTTCCAAAAACAACTGGAACGCATGCAAACAGCAGGCATCCTAGTGGGCGATCTTGGCCCTGATTACTTCCCACAAGTCTGGAACCCCGAGTACATCCGCCGTGATGAAGAAGGGTTCAAAGGGTTGATGTTCAGCTACTTTAAGGAGGAGCAGCGCACAGCCTCCAACGACGAGGCGAAGGCCTTCGCTGACAAGGTCTACTCCAACATCACAAACAACGACACGGGCGTAGTCGACTTCGACCCTGACAGCCCAAAGGCCTTGATCGACAGTGCAGACTTCACCCGGCTGTTGAAGTTCCACCAAGTGGCCCCCGAGCTGCTGGAAAGCGCACAGAAGTATCAGGAGCAGTCCCTGATGGCCACGGTCGTTCGGTACTTCGATGAGACCGAGCGCGTGATCCAGCAGGCCGACTACTTTGGCGTCAATGGCCACGGGATCATGGACTACGCCAAGGCCGCACAAGAAGGTAAGAGCGGCATCATTGAGCTGCTGCAAAGCGAGAAGCGGTTCACGACCAACCGGCGCACTGTTGGCCCCGATGGTCTTGAACAGAAGACCGAGACAATCGGCATCAGCATGCTGCCCCCAGCACTCGCCAAAAAAACGGGCGAGAAGGCATTTGCAGAAGCTCAACTCGGGAACTTCGAAGGCGCACGTAAAGTCATGTACGACGCCTACGCAGCCAACTCGCGGCCTATCACTTACACGCGCCGTGTGGATGCGATCATCGACGCCCTCAAGGACTTCAAGGGCAAGGAAGCTCAGATCACACAGGACGACCTGATCGCAGTCAACGGCTACAGCCGATTGATCATGCGCAAGTCGGCGAGCAAGGACGCCAGCCAATCGATGCGTAACGTGTCGCGTTCGCTGCGTGCCTTCCAAAACGTGACGCTGCTGTCCTACGCGACCATCTCATCCTTCTCTGACCTTGCCATGCCAATCATCCGCAGCGGTGACTTCAAGGCAGCGTGGCAGGGCTGGTCCAAGTACATCGGCGACAAGGATTACCGGGACACAATCCGCCGCATCGGCATTGCGATGGACGGCATCACGCACGAGCGGATGGCCCAACTCGTTGGCGACGGCAGCAACATTGTTCAGTCCACCTTCTTCAAGATGACTGGCCTCACGCCATGGACCAACATGCAACGTGCTGGCGCAGCGGCCATCGGCGAGCATGGCCTCCGTCACCATATGGAAGCCCTCAAGAAAATGGGGCCAGCGGCTCAAAGCTCCCCGGCTTACAACCGTCACGCCCGTGAGCTGATAAAGTTCGGCATGAGCTACGACCCATCTCAGCCCATACCAAAGCTGGGTGGCGGCACGCCTGCCGATGAGATGTTCGAGCGTGCGGTGATCCGTTTTACCGATGCAACGATCTTCTCCCCAAAGCCACACGACATGCCGCTATTTGCCAACAGCCCATGGGGTGCGATGGTCTACCAGCTCAAATCGTTTGCCATCATGTACGGGCGCTTTGCCAAGGAGATGACAGTCGACGAAGCAGGCATGGCTTGGCAAGCCCTCTCCAAAGGCGACTACGGCACGGCGGCTCAGTACATGAAAAAGCCAGCCCTGCTGATGACACTGGGGCCAGCGGTTGCCGCAGGCTCGATTGCTGGCAAGGACTTGGTCATGGCTCGTGGCGGCGAAGAAGGCCAGAGCGTCGGCATCAACCAGACTACCAAGCTCAGCAACACGTTTGGCCCCGAGTGGTCCAACGAGCAGCTGGACGCCATGTCAGGCTGGTACTTCCAGTCGTTCATGCAGGCGGGTGGCCTTGGTTTGCTTGGCGACATCTTCCGCACCACAGCAGAGCAGCAGGACAACGGGGCTTACGGACGTGAGCGCATCGCATCCACGATCCTTGGCCCGACGTTCGGCCTGTTCAACGACGCACTGAAGATCTCAGAGGGTGTGGGTGACGCTGTCGGTGAGGCCATGGGCGGCGAAGGCAGCCCCGGCAAGCAACGTCAGGCAATCCGCTCCGTGGTAGGCCGTGCCCCACTGGTCGGTGGCAACCGGGCACTGAAGGAGGCGTTGACCGATCTCAAGCCAGTCGAGGGCAAGTCCAGCGGCATCGGTGGCAGCACCTACAAGCGAACCACTTACGGTACGACGGACTTCTAAGATGGAGATGCTGGTTCAACAGATCATTGCCGGGGGCGCAGCCGCAGCAGCGGCGGCCTTCGGCCTCTTCATTTACATTGCTGGCCGTCGTGACAACAAACGGGATCAAGCACGCCGCGACCAAGAGCGGCTAGAGGAGATCAAACGTCATGCCAAAGACATTGAGCGCAGCGTTCGCACTGCTTCTGACGCTGACATTGACAAGCGGCTGCGCGAAGGTGGGTGGTTCCGTCAGTAGCGCTTGCGAGATCTACGACTACATCTACCCAGCCATGGGCGACACCATGGAGACCAAGCGGCAGGTGCTGGAGCACAATCTCCTGCACCAGCAGCTGTGCGACTATTAGACGACCGCTTCGCCTTCAAGCTGGCGGATGCGCATCTCGCAATACCGCATCGCTTTACGCCAGTCAGTAATCTCTGACTGCGTGGCGTCCATATTTGCATACAGCTTGAAGCCTGCACGGCTTGCGTATTTTGTGACGGCCCCACGGACGTAATAACCCTTTGGGTCGTTAGCCATGATGAACTCGATTGGCTCAATGCCGTTGTCGCCGTGGGCGTAGTGATCAGGGTGATCGATCAAGTCGTCACTCTTCTGTGGGCGTCCAAATTCTATAGTCATCACACAGCTCCTGCGCCGTCTCAGATTTAAGCTTGCAGTACCAGCGTCCGTCGTCTTGAGCGACGGAGTGAAGGCAGGTCGCGCAGTCTTTTTCTGGCTTCCTGCCTTCACGGCACGCACCCCGTTTAAAACAGAACCTACAACGCCAGTCGTCTGGGTTGTCTGTAACCCTTGGCGCTTGGCCACCCATGACCCGTTCCGCACGAGCCAAAAGCGCGTGGTACTCGATCAGGTCAAACTCCACGACCTCGCAGTGATACTCGGACGTGTCCTTGTTGTAGCCAAGGAGGACGGCTTTCTCGAAGCCGCCTAACCCCATGTAGGTCTGCATCTGCGCAATATATTGGGGGTGGCTTTCGGCCACCCCCTTCTTCACGAACGCACGCCACTTAGCGGCGTTCATGGTTTTGATCTCAAGCAAAGCAAGCTCGCCATCGGCCACCTCAATCTGGCCATCGGCGTTACCACGAATGTGGCCGCCGTATTTTTTGTAAGCGAACTGCCAGTTGGTTTCGGGGTCACGGTCTATGACGGTGATCCCCGAGTGCTTGAGATCAGCGACGATGAGGTCTTCGAGCGCATGGCCCAACGCAAATATACGCTGCGTCTTAGGGGGAGGCTCATCGTCTGGGAAGCCACGGAGAGAAATGAGAGCGCGGCTTCGCATGGTCCGCCGATGTTAGACCCACCAATGTAGGCCCGTGGCTTCGACTTGCGACGTCCGACAAAGCCCTCGTCGATCTTGGTGAGTATGGTCTCGGCGATTTCTGACATGACTAGAACGGGATCTCATCATCAAAGGTGGCGGCGGCAGGCACTGCGGCCATGATCCCGGCCATCGACGCAGCCGCTGGTGCTGCAGCTGGAACGTAGTCCACGTCAGCGTCAGGCTTGTAGACTGCCGTCACGTTCTTGTAGTTGCCGGTGCTGCCATCATCACGCCGGAAAGACTTACCCGGCTCGATTTTAATCTTACACCGCTTGCCTTTGAGCGAGTTGACGTCACCGGGCTTGTTCGGGTTGTCGTGGTCGATGGCCACAAGGTACTGCTTGAGCCGCTGCTGGCTGATACGTGCGCCAGCTTCGCTCTCGCTGTACACGCGAAGCACGTCCGTATAGGTCGCACCGTTTGAGTTCAGCTCCAGTTCCAAGACGGGGCGTTCGCCGTCGTTGCGAGGGCCAAACTTAGCGTCGCTGATCGTCACAAGGTGGACGCCAGCACCAAGGGCGCTGCCCTCGCTGACGTTGCTAAGGTCGAGGTCTGAGAAAGTGAGGCTCACTTCGTTTCTCCTGTTTGAATACGCTTGATAATTTCGACGATGTTTGCCGTCTCTTCGACTGGGCGGCTGGCGTTGTATGGGTCGCGGACCTTACCGTGCCAGCCATTAATCTCGTCGGTGTAGATAACCCGCTGCACGACGGGTGGTCCGTCGCTCGTCTTGCTCGAGACTTTGGCCCCGGCGAAGACGTTATCGAACAGGGCCGGGATTTTCTTGCCCTGCTTTTTACCTTGAACTTGCGGCCAATAATGAGTGACGCCGTTGGCATCAATTTCTTCAGCCGCGAGGCAGGTAAAGACGATATGGAAGTCATTCTGGTCGCGCATCATGCGCAGTGTGCCCTCGACGGCCTTGCCGTAATCGGCCCACACCTTGAAGCCGTTGGCATCGCCGTAAAGCTTGTCGTAGTGCCGAAAAATAATGTCGGACAGTTCAGTCAGGCTATCCACCATAATCCACTTGTAGCCTGCCTTTTTAAAATCAGGACTGCGCATCATTTTCAGCAGATCCTTGAAGGCAAGCCCGTCGCCTTCTGGCTGCTCCCAGCCAGTAAACGGGATGTAGTCAATCTCGACGTCTTGCAGGCTTTTAAGCCCTGCCTCGCCTGAGAAGATCACGCCCTTGCCATAGGCCTCGGCGAAGTAACGTGCCGTGTAAGTCTTGCCCCAGCCCATATGGCAATACAGGAGTGACTTGCTCGGTTCATCGAGCGCGATGCTGCTGGTTGATCTGATTGGTAATGACATTTGCTCTTGCGTCTCCCGCTTGGTGGTGTCAAAAAACAGTACACTTTTTGCAGCAGAAATAATAAGAAGGCAAGAGAAAACATGCTCAACTTCGAAAAGCTTGTGTCCGCAGTCGGGGGAATGCCCCAGCTCGCAGCCTTGGCTGGTCGCTCTAGGACGGCGACCTACCACTGGCGAAGGTCACGAGACATGCGGATCGCAGACTTAGTCCGGATCTGCCGTGCTGCGGGGTTGGACCCGAAGGATTACATTATGGAGGACGACACGAATGGCGAGTTGGATTGACCTTGCGCTGGAGCTGCACGAGGAGGGACTTCAAGTCCTAGCTCTGAAGCAAGGGGAGAAAATCCCAGCCCATCAGTGGCAATTTTTACAAACGGT